GAAACTACCTTCTCCTTGATCATACCAAGGAGCAATGTACATTGCTAATTGATTATCCCCCTGGAATTCAATTGTATACGTACCTGCAACATCAAAATTTAAATTAACTCTATTTTCTAGTTGGACACCAGGAAGAGTTTTATCTCCAGTATCAAACCAAACAACATATTGCTTAAACCAATTAGACCATAATGAGTGTTTGACATTTGGTTCAAATACAGGAACCGCCATTAAAGGAGAAAATCTAGTTCTCTTTAATGCATCAGAAGAAACTAATGGGTTATTATTGTAAGTATAATTATTCCAATTACCATACGGGAATGTGTTTGAAGGTCCTCGGAAAAAATTACATCCATTTCCTCCTCCACCTCCTCCACCTCCGATACTCATAATCAGACGATAGTTTAAGAATATATCAGTGCAACCTCCTCCAGATCCACCAGCACCAGATACTCCAGCTGGTCCTGGATATCCACCTTTACCGCCACGATTAAATCCTCCATAGGTAACTTCTGGTCTATTGTGCCATCCCTTTCCAGATCTTCCGCCGCCTGCAACTACAATATGAAGAACATTGGCAATACTAGGATCTAAATTTACAGTTGCATATATGAAAGATCCTGTTCCTCCAGAGTTATTTCCAGATCCAGTAGCTCCATCTGCTCGATCCTTTCCACCAGCTCCTCCTCCACCACCAAAAGCAAAAATATCAATCAAATTAATTCCCTGTGGTATAGATTGTAAATACAATCCAGGAGAATTATAATAATCTAATGATCCGCAAACTAGCGAATGATCATATGTATATTTAATTTTTTTCTTGGTTGTAGGTAATCCGTAATCTCCTGGTTCTGGTCCTGTGTAATTACCTAGTCCTGGTCTACATTCATAGAAATACGTAACGGTCTTTGTTCCAGTTGGACTAGGTAATTCAATAGTCCTAGATTTACAATCCAAAGTCATTGTTTCTAAGGGAAACTCTGGAGGAAATCCACCAAGGGGTTGGTAAGTTGCATCTGGAGGTTCAAAATCATCTGGACATAACTGATAAGCACCATCCCCACCATCTCCAGCCACATCACAAATAGGACCCAATCCTCCACCTAAAAGAGTGCTAATTTTAACGGTCTTACAAACTTTTGGAGATACCCTGATGATACCAGAAGTGGTGGTTGGAGTAGTATCACCAGTATTATTAGTAAGTTGAATATTTGGTTCTTGTATTGTAACTTCACGAACGACCGACTCGACATCAGCGGTAGGTTGAATGTCGCAAATAGGTCCATATAATCCTTGTGGATAATATAAAGTCATTGATACCTTAATTTTTCTACAGTACTATTTAACCATAAAAAAACCACCCCCGAAGGAGTGGTTTAGTTGTTTTCTCGATAAACGTTGTTTATCAGGAATCCAAGTATCAACCGATTGCAGGTGCGGTGAGAGCAACAGGAGTCATCTCAGCAGCAGCAAGGTCAAGAGGGAAGTTGTGAGCATTACGTTCATGCATCACTTCCATTCCAAGACCAGCACGATTGAGGATGTCTGCCCAAGTAGGGATGACACGGTTCTGACTATCAACAATGGACTGGTTGAAGTTGAATCCGTTGAGGTTGAATGCCATGGTGCTAACACCTAGAGCAGTGAACCAGATACCAACTACAGGCCAAGCAGCAAGGAAGAAGTGCAGCGAGCGGGAGTTATTGAAGGAAGCATATTGGAAGATAAGGCGACCAAAATAACCGTGAGCAGCTACAATGTTGTAGGTTTCTTCTTCTTGTCCGAACTTGTATCCATAGTTCTGGGATTCAGTTTCAGTTGTCTCACGAACGAGTGAGCTTGTGACCAAAGATCCATGCATAGCAGAGAAAAGAGAACCACCAAATACACCAGCCACCCCAAGCATATGGAAGGGGTGCATGAGGATGTTATGCTCCGCCTGAAAAACAAGCATGTAGTTAAATGTTCCACTAATGCCGAGCGGCATGGCATCAGAGAAGGAACCTTGCCCAAAGGGATAGACGAGGAACACTGCAGAAGCAGCAGCCACGGGTGCGCTGTAGGCAACACAAATCCAAGGACGCATACCCAATCGGTAAGAAAGTTCCCATTCACGACCCATGTATGCATAGATACCAATTAGAAAGTGGAAAACGACCAGTTGAAATGGTCCACCATTATATAGCCACTCGTCAAGAGAGGCAGCTTCCCAGATGGGATAAAAGTGCAGTCCAATAGCATTGGAAGAAGGAACAACAGCACCAGAGATAATGTTGTTTCCGTACATGAGTGAACCAGCAACAGGTTCACGAATACCGTCGATATCGACGGGAGGGGCAGCAATAAAAGCAACGATGAAACAGATAGTAGCAGCAAGCAGACAGGGGATCATCAGAGTTCCGAACCAACCAACATAGAGTCGGTTATCAGTACTAGTGACCCACTGGCAGAACTGCTCCCATCCGTTTTCTTGCCGACGTTGGGCAATAGTAGCGGTCATAGGATAGTACTCCGAGTAGTAGTTAAAGTATTGTTAAGAAATGTTTTCATTCCTTAACAATATTTATAATAGCACGTTCGGGAAACCGTGTCAAGGGGGTTCGGTCAAGAAAAAAGGAGTCTCATTGGACTCCTCTCTTAGTCTTATTCTGAATGACAATAAATTTGTCTTTCTTTAGTGTGCCTGCGACTTTGACTTCTAGTTCATCATCTTTATCCCAGGCACCTTGTTCTACAAGTTGTTGAAGGGCAAGGCTAAGTTGCCCCAGCATTCCAGCACTCACAGAATACCAGGAATAATCTGACCAGTGGTAATGTAAGTACCAACGGCAATTACAAAACCAAGCATAGCAAGACGACCATTCAGACGTTCTGCCTTTTCATTGTGAGTTTCATACATGTTGTTGTTCATAGCTTCGATAGTCTCCTGAGGGATGTACATTTGTGGTTCTTTGGCAAACATGTTTTGTTGACCAAATTCATTAGAAGTAACAGTCATGTTAAGTTTTGTGACAGTCTATATTATATAGGATTTATTAAGATTTGTCAAGAGCATCTTGTAAGACTTTACTAACAAGATTGAAGACTGGTTGCTTCCTATCGTATCCAGTGATACTACCACGAGCCATAATTGGATCTCCAGCAATAGGATTTGGTTCAATCAGTTCATATTCGTAATTGTGTTTTGTGGTGAGACCTTTACCAGTTGCGTTCCAGATACGAAGTTCAGCAAGTTGCTTACCATTAATAGTCATGCCGAAGGGTTCAAGATCAACTTTTACACGAATCATAATTAGTCTCTAGGTTTAGGTTTGTTACACTCATTACAGTAGTAGGAGAACCCGCTACGAAAGTACTTTACCACCTGGTAGTGGTCCTTGTCAAGGGGTTTCTCTTGCAGACACTTTGCACACTGTCTAGTTTGGGATTGTGTCGTAATCGAGAGGATGGTCTTGTTTCTTCTCGTTCTTACGAAATCTTTTAAGTTCCTCAAATAAGGATTTAATTTCCTTGTAAGCATCATTAGCATCTTTTTTCCCTGCCATTTCTGCAGCAATAATGTACTCTACTTTCTTACCAAAGTCAAATAGGTGATACTCAAAATTCGTTTGGTGTTCGTACATCCTGACATCCTCCTTTATGACTATCTATATTTTTTGGACGCTGACCTAATGGGTACGCTTTCTGCAGCGGGAGGCGTCAGTCTTTTATATCCTAGCAAGCACCTTGCTGGAGTCCTATGCTCCTTGAGGGGATCGAACCCACCTTATCCGAATTATGAGTTCGGTGCATTCGCCAGATTGCTAAAGGAGCAAAATACGAGTGCCTGGATTCGAACCAGGTCAAAGCCGCTAATCTGGCGGAAAGAGTTTATAAGGCTCCTCTGACTACCAAGTCTCACTCGCATACTGCCCAGCCTGGGATCGAACCAGGGACCAATCGATTAACAGTCGATAGCTCTACCGCTGAGCTACTAGGCATTAAAATTGTTTGGTGTCCATCATATATTCTACTGTGTTTGCTATGTCATTCATAGCATCCCTTAGATGTGGTTGTTGTCCACTTTCTTGACGAACAATAGGTCGATGATCATCAATAAGAGTCCAACGCCATTGTTTCATTTCTATACAATACCAGAGATTAATTTTCATGTTTGAAATATTCCAATTTAATCCAGTTGAGAAGTGCATAGACTTCTGGTAGTTGCGATTTATGTTCTTGATAATCGGTATCTTCAAGAAGTTCTTCCTTTTCATAAAAATCTATTTCGCTTGAAAGAAAATCAACATAATGGTTGATAGCCGTTATAGCAAGGTCTCTATCTTTTTGTGAAATAAGTGACATAAGTATTCCCATAATGGGGAAGCGGATTAGGGGATTCGAACCCCTGACGAACTGCTTGGAAGGCAGCCATTCTACCACTGAATTAAATCCGCAGTGACCCCTCTGTTTGAGCATCATTCGGCGTCCCGAGATAGGCTTGAGGGGTGTTCTTAACAAGGCAGGTGAGGTATCCCCAGACGTTTCCAGTTCCCATTCTCCTTTTACTTTCCTTACCTTGTTAACCTCTGTCTAGGAATCGAACCTAGTTTCCATGTGTGTTATCCACCCGTCCTTACCAATAGACTACCAGAGGAGGGCAAGGGTATCTGCCTACGATGATCTACGATGCAGTCTAGGGGACCCTTTATTTAATACAACGTTCCTTGTTGTACCCTGTCGGTCTCCTTCTAGGCTATCTGCCTAACGAGTACCGATGTCGATGAGAGGACTTGAACCTCCACGAATAAATTCACTGGAACCTAAACCCAGCGCGTCTACCAATTCCGCCACATCGACTTAAGGGAGGAGGTCAATCCTCCCGAGCACATGCACGCCACCAATTTTGATTACGAGAAAATTAGAAACTCGGCGGAGAAAGAATTCCCCATCCGCACCACCAATTTTTTAAATGGAAATTGGAAACCATTAATCCTGCAAGTGAAATCCCCATTTATCGACTGGACATTTGGATGCCCTTAAACTTGTTTTAGGTTCAAGATAACAACCACAATGCCTACAGCGAATATCGGATCTGGAGAAATATTGACACGATCTACAAATATCCATTCGAGATTTTTTTACTTGGTCTGGAACAAAAACACTATGACCCTGGGCAGTATTCTTGGCAACGTTGCCAATAGTATTTGCTAAATTCTTAGCTTGTTCAAATTTCGAAGGGTATTGTTGATTATCCATACAAGTAAAAAAAGAAAGGGGAACGTCCCGACCAGGGCGATTTTTATGCCATCCCGAGGCAATGGGTCAAACTTGACTCCACCAGTACTTTTTAAGTCTCTCCGTGACTAACTGAATGTAATTACATCCTTACCAGCACCGCCATGAACGCCACTGCTAATATAGTTATAAGGGATTTCATCCACCCCATAATCGTATCCATAATTGAATCGGATACTATCACCTTCAGTTTCTCTAGTAACTTTAACAAAACGAGAACTTACAGTCCAACCTTTAATACGTTCTAGAGTTTCAGTAATTTGTCGAAGAAGATATGGATCTTCTTCTTTAGCACCAAGACTCAATGCTTCTCGCAAGGCATCTTGAGCACGTTCAAGTTGATATTTAACAGAATCAGTCATCGTCATCATCTCCATGTACGTAGGCAGGAACATTGTCAGGATCTAACCAACAAGTATAATCGTGGTCATCCATGGCAGTCATCAATTGCATTTCATTATCGCAGAGATACATGTCCCGATACCGACCAGTGTAGGAATCTACTTTCTGAATACGGCAATCGGGTTTGCCATTAATCTCTAGAGTGCCAACTTGCACATACCGATAAGGAAAACGTTCAAGTAAAACAGTTGGTTTTTTCATAATAAAGTAATCAAAGGCGACTCAGGTTGGGGTCGAACCAACGACCGACTGCTTAGAAGGCAGTTGCTCTATCCACTGAGCTACTGAGTCATTGTACATCAAGCAGCAGTTTTTTGCAAGATCTTGATTTGTTGAGCAACTTCTTTTGCCTCAACGATTTTACCTTCACTTGCAAGAGAGTGAAGTTTATCGATGAGCGTCTCAACTGTTTTATCTACTAGATTAGAATCTTCGTAGTTGTCGTAAGCAATCATCGGAACCTCCTTGACTTGACTTATTTAGGATAGCACGGGGACCGTCTAGTGTCAACCCCCTTTACCAAAGTAATCCTTCCGCATGTATCTGCCGAGGATGTTGGAATTATAGTACGCAGGGGTGCCATCCGTCAAGGCTTCTGTCAGTACATTATTCAAGAAGAGTTGTTTTGTTTCTTCGAAGTTGCATTGTCCTTTTGTTGTATGGAGGCTAAGTATCTTTCTGTTGAAGGATGTTTTGCTCCAAAGTTTAACGTCGGTTTTGAGTTCTGGGCATGATCCGTAGTACTGTTTCCAATCAGATTCTTGTTTAACTTTTCTAGATTTTCCCTTCGGTGTGCGGAAACTCCAGAAATATTTTCTACCAATGTAACTACGCCCAGTTGCACTGCAGTGAATATGATAAACAAAACCAAAATAATCTTCAATACAATCAGAGTCAAATACTTCTCCGTTATATCTCCAAGGATTCTCATAAGACATTAAAAAACCTCCTTCATGGAGGTATTTAGTTACTTAGTTGAACCATGGATCTGGTATCTTTGTTTCATTGCTCCTAGGAACCATGCTTCTGCTAGAGACTTCGGACCCTCTCGTAGAACTTGTTTGTTCTTCTCGGATAACTTCTCGTTTGCCAAGCAAATTTCTTTCCAGTCTTCCATAAATTTGTTCCTTCAGTTTCTTAGTTAAGCTATAGAGCATATTAATGAACCCTTACAGAGTTATTTTACAGACAAAAAAAGGGGTTGTCAAGTGGTCTTTGTCACCTGACAACCTTGCGACGACGATATTTGGGTAGCCCCAAATTATTTATCAATCAAAGATTCTACCCCAACCATCATTACCACCTGGACACCAACGTGCTTTGAGCATTGCCTTGCTGTAGACAGTGCCCTTACCATTCGTTACAGGACCAGTGTAGTTGTCGTTACATGAACCATAAGGATCGTTTACAACATAACCATCACCCTTCTTACCGATGACTACACACATGTGACCACCAGTAGGAGCAGATAGAGAACCCCTGTGAAGGATGCCAATAACAACAGGTTTCCCAGCAGCGAGACTGCGATCAATATCGGCAAAGCTGAGATTATAACTAAAGTGAGACTTAACTCCATAACCCGCAAGTACCTTTGTTTGTACTGCGTGATCTGTCGTGTCACCAATCGCAAATACCTTCGTGACATACGCATCGTCACCTTTAGCACCCTTAAGAGTACCTGGCTTGAGGAACTCAAGGCACATTGCACACGAAGACGAGTTGCATGTTCTATGAGCATCACGATAGTTGTCTACCTGGTTAAAGTATGGTACTGCTAGAATAGGTGGAATGGGTGGCTTGCTACGGAACTTCTCGATCCATGCGGCATCCTGAGTGCCTCCAGCACCGTCATCTACAAGGCAATCGGGATCCGTCTGTGCCATTGCTGCCTCAAGCAGACTGACGCCCTCTACGTGCCCTGCATTGCGCTCTGAGAAGAACTCGAAGAACTTGTGGAGATCCACAGGACCACCTGCGGTGTTGCCTCCACGATAAGCAGCAACCCAAGGTGAATCTTGCTTGAGATGCTCAGAAATCGATGCTTCTAATAGACCAACTGCCGCAACATGGTTGGCATTATTTTCATCATAGAACTTAAAGAAATTAAGTAGTACTTTGGACATTTTAAACTCCCTCTGTGGTGTTACGTTTGCTGAACCTGTTAAACCTTTTTTCCACGCATTACCTTCGGCAGTTCTACGTCGAGCCAATCCTGCCTCAACATTCGTGCCTGGGTTTCTATACTTGTAAAGAGCAGCAGGTACATCCTTCCAGTTTGCTTTAGACGAAAGTGCAACGTTAATGGAATTGAAGTTGGCACGATCACCAACGAATCCTGCACCTAAGTTATAAGCAAAACTTAGAAGAGCACCTTGCTGCTCTGGGGTCATTTCGTTCCAGAAAGGAACTTTTGTAAGTGCTGGGATGAACTGCTTCTCACACTGAGAGACGAGTAAATCATCTGCCTCTGCTTGTGTGATAGTGTCTCCCATTTTAAATGGTGATCCATCTTTTTTACGAGTGGAACCCCAACCAATTGTGATTGGAAGTCCACCTGTGAGTGGATCTGGATATGCTTTTAAGTGGCACCCTTCAAATTCTTTAATAAGGGACAAGCCTGGTGCTGGTACAGTCATGAAAATAAATGTAGTAAGTTTGCTGTTTGTTGTGCAATTCTGGTATTGATTATATCAATATATTGTTGTTCTTTTTCAATTAGAATGTATTTTCTATCCGTTTCCATACATGCTATAGCAGTAGATCCAGAACCACCAAAACAATCAAGAACAACGTCTCCAGGATCAGTACAATGTAGAATAATATTTTTAAGGAGATCTACTGGTTTAGGAGTGATATGACCCATTTTCTTCGCATCAAACTCATAGTTCCATACAGAATGATGAGTCCTTTGGTTATTGAACTTAGGAACAATATCTTCCATTTTCAACCCTAGGTATTTAGTAATTGGCTTGATAGTATCTTCCGTGGGATAATTTTTCCCTGTCTCGATATTACTATACCAACCAGTCAGATTACCGTTCTTACTCAAGATCTCAGCAGAAATCTCGGAAGATTTCACACCACGTTTGAGACGTTCTTCCTTAAGTTTGGTGTGCAAATCTTTACGTGTATAGAACAACATATACTCCACCATCTTTTGGAAGTTGTTCAACCCTTCAACCTGAACAAATCCTTTCAGAAATCCTTCTTGCTTACATCCATCAAATAGTTTATTCCATACAATAAAGTTACGATATTCCAGATCTGTTGATTGTTGAATACGACGATCTAACTCAGACATCATACGAAAGTCATTATGGAAAAACCAAAAAGATCCAGAGTCTTTCATGACCCTGGATAGTTGTACGAATACTTCTTCTAACCAATCATAATAAGAGTCTCCAGAATAAGGTTTAGGTGTAAACCCCTTCTTAGTATACCCAAAGTTATCCCAATCCTCCTTACCGATATTGTAAGGAGGATCGATTAGAATTAGATCGGCAGATTTATCTTCTAGTTTCTGGAGTTCAACCAGACAGTCTCCATGAATAATCATTTAGTATACTTAGTAATAAATTCTTCTTTACGAGCATTCATTTGTTTACGCATTGCAACTTCCTTTTCCTTCAATTCATAATACTCAGTTAAAGACACATCTGCTTGAGTGGCATTAGAAATTTTTGGCATGAACAAAAGGTTTCCACCAATAGTACCATATTCAGTTTCGGAAATAGGATGAACATGACTAAATTGAATAGAATGTTGTTGTGCATATGCACTAGATTCTAGATTAGCACCAAACCATTCTTCCTGAATAGTTTGATATGAAATAGGATCCGCCAGGAATCCATTTTCGTCCACAATTAGATGACCTTCTTCCAAATATTTAAGAATCAAATATTTTGCGTGTTCTTTATAGGCATCAATTACATATTGACTAAATTTACTTCTCCCATACTTATAAGGATCAAAATTAACTAAGGTCAAAAGAGCGGCAAGATCAAAAGATACAGTAGCAGATCCATATCCATTAGTAGCACGTTTCAATAGAATAGTTGATCGATACTTAAGTTTATTTTTCTTCATATCAAATTGATCCCTAAGATAATTGATTAGGGCTTTGGGGAGTTGATATGGATAAGAATTACTACCGCGATTAGTTACAATAACATCATCGCCTCCTGGAGATTGATGTGCATCTTTTACTTTATTGGCAATCTTATCTTTATAATATTTTTCTAGATTTCCTTGACAAGATCCAGGATGCCCCTTTGGAAGGCAGCAACGCTTTACACCATCAGTGTTATGAAAATCATCAAAATATTCATCATCTTCTTTTGTCATACCAAGAAGAAAATTCTTGTGGCGAGCCGTGTTATATCGAGCGTCTGAAGTCCATCTGGACATTGGTTTGCCGCACATTACTTCTGAATAGATACTAGTCTTTTCAAACTCATGTGCCTTTTTACGGCAGGCAATCAGTTCGTTAGTAACTAGATAAAGCATGAGAATCCCTTGAGTACCCCGTCATCATAGGGCACCCAAGGGATCTTGTCAAGCCCCCCTCAGAGGGAGAATCCTGCGAATGTGTTGCTGGTTACGTCCTGCTTGATGCCACCGATCACATAGGACTCGATTTCCGTCTCCTGTGGGGCGTTCTGCATGGACTTAGAATTGAGCCAGTGCTCGGTCCAGGGAAGTGGATTGTTCTTCGCTGGAACGTCATAGATGGGGTTCAGACCGATCGATTTCAAACGACGGTTCGCAATCCATTCAACATACTGAGAAAGTAGTTTAGTATTCAAACCAATCATCGATCCATCCTTGAACAGATATTCTGCCCAACGCTTCTCTTGTTCTACAGCATTCTCAAACATATGCACTACGTTTTCCTTTTCTTCTTCGGCAATACGAAGCATATCAGGATCATCACCTTGAGCCCACTTATTCAGAATCTTTTGTGTAAGAACTAAGTGTTGGGATTCGTCTCTTGCGATGAGGGAGATGATTTTGGCACTTCCTTCCATGAGTTTAAGTTCACCAAAAGCGAAAGAGCAGGCAAACGATACGTAGAACCGAATTCCTTCGAGGATATTAACATTCGCAATCGCTCGATATAGTTTTCTTTTGAGTTCATATAGGGTTTCCTTAGCAGCATCAACTCCTTCTAACTGATGCTGCCACTGATTACCAGAAGAGTAATCCTGTGCAGCACGAATGAAATCATTATAAGCAGAGGTTACACTCTCAGCACGTTCAAGAATCCTAGGATCATCAAGAATAGTATCAAATACTTCAGAAGGATCCGAGTAAACATTCTTGATGATGTAGGTATAAGAACGTGAGTGAACCATTTCCATGAATCCCCACACTTCCATACATGCCTCTAGTTCAGGTAGAGAACAATAAGGAATGAATGCCATACCAGGACCACGACCCTGAACAGAATCAAGAAGAATCTGATACTTCAAGTTAGAAGTAAAGATGTGCTTCTGTTCAGAACGTAGTTGTTGATAATCGGCACGATCTTTTTGAAGGGAGACCTCCTCAGGTCTCCAGAAATATCCTAGTTGTGCTTGTGTAAGTTTATCGAAGTCTGGGTATTTGTATGAATCGTATCTTTGAACTCCTAGTGGAGCACCGAAAAACATCGGTTGTTTCTTTGTATCTACTTTATTTGAGTTAAAAACTGTCATACCGTCTACCATTTGCTTCTCCTTAAACTTTGCATGAATCGCAATCCTCTTCCTCGGATTGTAGCAGATCATTGATCAAACTGTCAACGTCTTGCTTTACATCCTCATCACCATCTCTCTTAGCATCATAAGTGTTTTGATAATAGCTCGTCTTCCAACCGTACTTATATGTATTGAGGAAGTCAGTTGCCATTACACTAACAGGAACTTCAGAGTTTTCGTAATGCTCTGGATTATAGGACCAGTTTCCAGAAATCGCTTGATCGAAGAATTTCTGCATAA